TTGATTTCCTTCAGGGCTTCGACCGCATCGCGGCGACATTCTTTCCGGTTTTCGCGGTCGCTTCCGTTGTCATATAAACCGTATTCAATCAAAACGCCCTGCCATTTGTGTTCAGCCGTATAAAGGCCGCCGCTGTCTTTGGTGATGCTGATGTCTGATGTTTTGAAATAATTCATTTTCGTGGTTTCCTTGTTTCGATGTGTTCGTTGATTCAATGTACCCATTGTGCCATTGGCGCTATGGTCTGTCAACCCTTTTTTCGCCTTTTTTTCACTTTTTTTCCGAACGAAACAGTCGGGCAGGGTTGCCGTCCACCCCCCTTTGTTCGATGTTCCAATTATAGCACCATTGACACTATTATTGCAACCCTTTTTGTTCTGTAGTTTATGCCGTGTTATGTTTCGGGTTGGCTCAAAATCGGGAAACGCAACCATGATTAACCCTGAAAGAATATATTGGCGCTTGATTCAATTTATGACGGCCTTTGTTGCCTTGATTCCTTGCGCGTTGTTTATATATTTTGCCGTCGAAAACCTTGGCTTCACGCATTCAATGTTTCCGGGTTTTGATGAAGCCGGAACCCGTCTGTCATGGTTCATTTCGGGTTCTGTTGGCGGGTTTGTTGCGCATTATTTGTCACGCTGGATGCTGCCGAAGCGACCGCCGCGAAAAATCACGGGAAAGCTTGAACCCTGTTCATGGTATTCAGTGAACAAAAAGAACGAAAACGGTCGATTTTGGATTCACACCGATGAAGATGGCGACATTGTTGCGTTGACATCAGTTGACCAAAAAATGCCATTTGATAGCGCAGAAAAAAGAAGCGTCATCGCATAAAAAAACCCCGACCTTTTTTTGCTGGCCGGGGTTCGTGAAAACTGAATCCCGCGAGAGGAAAGGAAACAGAGTTTTTTGATTTTAGCACGAAAAACAAATTTCGTGATTTTTATTTATTGCTGATTGAACTCTTTTCGAACCAATTTCGTTTGCTAAAAAAATGCAAGCGATAAGAACGACCCAAATAAAAAAATCAAAATTCTTTTTCATCATTTTTCAGAATCCTTCCCGCCCGAAGGCGGGTTTTGTGGTTTGCTTGAATTAGGCGATGTACCATTTGACAAGCGAAAGCGTTGTGTCATGTTGCGGGTTGCCGCGTTCTTCAATCCATTCAAGAAGTAAATCATGCTGGCGTTCGACTGAAGGAATTCGACCGTCATAAAGCGTGAAGTTTGTGATGTCGATTTCACGTTCAACATATTCGCCTTCGGCTGTTTGCATTGTGATGTGAATGTTTTTCATTGCGTGGTTTCCTTGTGTTGCTGTTGAATAGTATAATGCCAATGACGCTATCATTTGTCAAATTTAAAATTGTTTATACATCAACAGCTTACAAGGGTCGTTGACGCTATCGCCCGAATCCATTGGTTTTTGGCCTATTGTGTTATTGTTGGGCCATGAATAAACAAGAAAAACCGTCGGGCTATGAATCCGAACTTTGCGAATTTTATTTGTGGGCTGTCGATTACAATTTATTTTTTCCGGGTGATGATTATCCTGAAGGCAGTCATGAGCCAAACAGGATTTTGGAAAAGGAACCATTTAGATGAACAAAATATATTTTTGGATTCCGGTTCAGCTAATAGTCGCTCTTTTATGGTTGCCATATATTGCAACAGGAAAATTGACCGCTTTTATATTTGTCGGCCTTGGTATGATTACAAGGTCGGGCGGGTTAAAAAACGAAGGTCATGAATTCGATTATGAAGTTTTTGGCGTCAAGATTTTTTGGCCTTGGGACAACATAAAACACAATTCAAGGGGAAATTATGCCGACGGCCATTGGTACAAAAAGCCGCGCCGTTGGCCTTGGAAACTAGGCCCGGCGTTTGCTGAATATTATTGGCGCGCGTTCCGAAACGCTTTCAGCAACGCGGCGCGTTATACGTTGCCAACGACCGGGGGCAAGGATGCGGAAGGCGCGCTTTTTATTTGGAACAGTCATGAAGGAATGGGAAGGCCGAAAGGTGACAGAAAATTTGCGAAAGTTGATGAATCGGCAATTTGGGCGGCTGATTATTTTGTTTCAAAGCGTTGGCCTTGGCTTGCGCGATTCCGCGCTTGTCGATTTGATACGTTCAAAAAAGGGCGCTATTTTCAAATATATTTCGGCTTTAAAATCGACCGTTCGGAAGGCAACGGTTTTTCTGCTAGGATTGGATTCCCAAAAAACGAAGGCAGATGAAGAAAAGATGTCAAACCCGAAGTCATCAATAAACATCATAAATCCGGCGGCGCGAAACAAGAAGCGGCCCGGAACAGTTGAAAGCGACCCAAACATTGCCGATGACTTGGTTCGAATAACCAAACAGCCGCAAGATGTGAGCGTCACAGCGCCGGAATTAGCGTCAATTTTCCTTGTGGCTGAAAATGCGGCGGCCTTTCAATGGTTCAAATTTGTCGCCGAAGAATGGCAAGCGATACCGAACACGGATTCGCCGACATTAGAATTTGACCCGTCATCATCTGCCGACGAAGGCGACTATCGTTGCGAAGTGACGGGCTTGGTTGGCGATTTGACAATATCTTCATCGGCAAGGATTACAGTTTCAACGGTTTCAGCGCCGGTTTTTACGCAGGAACCAGCGGGCGAAACAGTGGTTGCAGGGAATCAGGTAAGCTTGTTTGTTGCCGTAACTGGAACGCAACCGATTTCGCTTCAGTGGCGCAAGGATGGAACACCAATCAGCGGCGCAACAAGTTCAACATACAATTTCACGCCGTTTTTAGCTTCCGAAGGTGGCGATTTTGATTGCGTGGCAACAAACCCCGGCGGCGAAACAACATCAAGTGTCGCAACCGTTATAGTGACGCCGCTGTCAGCGCCTTCATTCACTCTTAACCCTTCAAATGAAACTGCAAATGTCGGCGACTTGGTGACGCTTGAAGTTGCAGTCATCGGCAGCGAACCGATTTCGCTTCAGTGGCGAAAAAATTCAGTTCCAATCAGCGGGGCAACAAGTCTGACATACCAGTTCACGCCGCTTTCGGGAAATGATGGCGGGATTTTTGATTGCGTTGCGACCAATGCTGCGGGTTCTGTAATTTCGAATTCAGCAACAGTGACAGTGAACATCACGCTTCCTTCATTTACTCAACAGCCAAGCGATTTCCTTGGTTCGCTATCTGTACCGAACAACGCTGAATTTTCTGTCGCTGGTGACAACATTGATTCGGTTCAATGGCAAACTTCGCCGCCGGGCGCGAACACTTGGTCGGATATACCCGGAGCCAATGCAACAACTTTGAACATTGTTGACGTTCAAAACTCGGCAGAACAGGACGTTCGTTGTTTGGCAACAAACGGCGACGGTTCAACGGCGTCGCAAACAGCCGAATTGACGCTTTTCGATTTTACTCCCAAATGGCATTGGTCAAACATGCGAACACCGGCAGGAAATGACGCAGACCAAACATTTTTGGGCGGCGTTACAAACAGCCGTGGCGTTGTGCGCCGATGGGATTGGAAGGCGGTTGAAACAAATGCTTCAACTGAACTTGTCGGCGACTTTGACTTCACGCCAATTTTTGACGCGCTTGATTTTTGTTTGAACGATGGCGGCGGCTATCAATTAGCGGCTTTCATCCAGTGGAAAACATTCACCGGAAACGCCGACGCAAATGACCCGGCCCCGCAATGGATTCATGACGAAAACCTTTCATCAGTCAGGCCCGCTTCATCATCGCCCGATGGTTGGTCATGTCATATGTATGACCCGCGCGTTCAATCCGCATGGATTCGCATGAATGAAGCAATGTCATTGGCGGTTTCATCTACAGGCGGCCCGACTGATGGGTTGACCCTTTCAGAAATACCGCAGTTTGCCGGGCTGACGATGCAAGAAACCGCAATTGGCCTGAATATAACAAACAGTCAGCTTGACGATTATGTTTCAGGTTTGATTGATATGTGCAACGCGATGTGTGATGCGTTTCCGCTTCGCCGGATGATTCATTTTTGCAACGCCCTGAAAGGGAACACGGTTCAAACTGAACGGCTTTATGACATCGCCGTCGCTTGCTACATAACAAGCGGGCGAACAAATTATGTTTTTGGTTCACCTGATACGCTGCCCGGAAAAATAACACTTATTGATGATGACAGGATAATGGGCGTATATCGAAGGTTGCTGGCAAATTACCCTGAAATTCCGTTGTCATGTTCACTTCAGAATGATGACTTCAGTTACAATCCGGCATTGAACGGCGGTTATCCGCCGCCGTCGGGTTCATTTTGGGCGCTTGAAGAATCCGCGTTTTGGGCGCAAGAAAACATCGGCGTTGATTCGCTTTATATCAACCATCGCGTTTCGGGAACCCAAAAATATGACCCGGCTGCAATTGACCTGATGGCCGCGCAACCTGATTGGCCTGTTATGCGCCTTCGGTTGGTGGACACGAAAAAATTTGATGCGCCTTCAGGTTGGTCAATTTCTGGATTTGACACGCCCGCAATTGATTCATCGCAGCTTGATGCAGAAGATGACCGAACATCATATTCGCTTTTTGAAAGGAACAACGGCGGTGTTGCTGAAGTTCATAAAATTGAACAATCAATGTCACGCGCCGCGTTGCAAGCTGATGACAACGATTTTGAATCAGGCGAAACATATATGTTTTGGTTCACAGTGAACGGCGACAACTACAATCGTTCAAAGTTCAGAATTGAAGTCAAGCTGATTGATGGAACAACGGGAAACGCGCAATTTGACACTTCGACAATGACGGCAACGCCCGGATTTCTTGCAGATGACGCCAGAATATTCGAATTGATGCGCGGTGACTATATGTTGCAGGTCGATTTTGTCATGCCGGTTGATACGCAATCAGCCGTGGTTCAGCGATTAAAAACCCTTGATTCAGGCGGAAATCAATCCTATGTCGCAAGCGCGGCGCAAGCATCGCGAATCGGCAGGGCGGGCAATTGCCAAAAGGTTCGCGTCTAGGCCGGTTTTACTGAAAACAAAAATGAATCCCAAATCAAAGGTTTAGCAAAAAGGGCGCTTCTTTTTAATGCTGAACGGGCTGATAACGCGCTTTCGCGCGTGTATGCTTATAGGCAATCGAAAACAGGGTTTCGTTTGTGTTTCAGTTTAGCGGGCTAAAAATTAGCGACAAAATTTGCCTTGCGCTTATTCACTTCGGTTTATATATATTTTTTTGTTGTTTTTATGCGCCGATGTTTGTTCCGCTTGTTATGGCGACGGGCTGGATTAGGCCGGAAACACTTTCAATATTTATGGCCGGGGTTGTTTGCGGATATGCTTCAATCGCAACTGTTTCGCTGGTGTTTGTTTCGTTCCCGCGCGGCTGATAAAATAATTAAATATTCGATTTTAAGTTTTTAAAATAAAAAAAATGGCTGATGAACAGACACAATCGAAAGCAAAGTCAGGCGAAGAAACATTTCTTTCGCGTGAAATGACCGACAAAAGGCGGGGATATAAGCCCCCGCCGCTTGAAGGCGAAGTTGTTCCGCGCGGCAAACAGTCACACTATAGACCGGAATTCGCCGACCGATTGCCCGACCTAATGCGCGAAGGTCAAAGCTTGGCGGAAGTTGCTTCACAATTCGAAGTCAGCGTTGCAACGCTTCACAGATGGCTTTCGCAATTTCCAGAATTTCGCGAAGCGTATGAATTGGCGCAAACTCATTCTGTCGCATGGTGGACAAAGTTTGCGCGCAAGGCGGCTGAAGGCGCTGAAGCTTGCGTTCCGGCGGTGTTGAATTTTAATTTGAAAAATCGAATTGGGTGGAAAGATAAAGTCGAACATGATGTTGTTGCATTGCCACCTGAAGCGCATGATGATGACGTTGATTCACTTGACCTTGATTCGGCGGCGCAAATGTACGCCGACAAAGTTCTGACCAAAAAGTGACCATGACCCAAGCTGTCGAAATTGAAAACAAAAACCCGATTGAATTAACATCGGAAATTTGGCCGCCTGATTACACTGAAGTTTTCAAGGAAAGAATTAGTCGCATTAGGGAAATTGAACGCGGCGGCGCTAAAATGAAAAAACAGGCGCTTGCATATTACAAAAAAAACCCTGTTGATTTTATAAATCATTGGTGCATGACTTACGACCCAAGAAACGCCGCAAAAGAAACGCCCGTTTATATGCCGTTTTGCATGTTCAAAAAACAAGAAGAATTTGTTGAATGGCTTCATGAACTAATTATTGACCAAGAAAACGGGCTTGTTGAAAAATCTCGCGACATGGGCGCAACTTGGGTTGCATGTGGTTTTTCTGTTTGGTGCTGGCTTTTTCTTGATGGCTCTGCTGTTGGTTGGGGTTCAAGAAAAGAAGCTTTAGTCGATAGAATTGGCGACCCTGACAGCATCTTTGAAAAAATCCGAATAATAATAAAATACCTTCCAGAATTCTTGACGCCTGAAGGTTTGAGCGACCGCGACCATTTGCTTTTTATGAAGTGCATAAACCCCGCCAATGGTTCGACAATCACGGGCGAAGGCGGCGACAATATAGGTCGCGGCGGTCGAAAGCTAATATATTTCAAAGATGAATCAGCGCATTATGAAAGGCCCGAACTGATTGAAGCCGCGCTTGCTGACAACACAAATGTTCAGGTTGACATCAGTTCGGTGAATGGCGCGGGGAATGTGTTTTATCGAAACCGCCATTCTGGAATGACTAGCGTTTTCATCATGGATTGGCGCGACCATCCGCACAAAACACAAAATTGGTATGACAAAAGAAAAGCCGAAGCCGAAGCGAAAGGCTTGGAACATATATTTGCGCAAGAAGTTGACCGCGATTATTCATCCGCTGTCGAAGGGATTCTTATTCCCGCGAAATATGTGAATGCGGCGGTCGATGCTCATTTGAAGCTTGGGTTCAAACCTGAAGGCGCAAAACATGTTGGATTTGACCCTGCTGATGAAGGTGGCGATGAAAACGCCGTTTGTTCAACACATGGTTCAGTTGTGATGGGCCTTGAAAAGTGGGTGAAAGGCGACACCGGGAAATCCACAAAACGCGCTTATTCAATAGCCGATGAATTTGGCGCAAAAAAACTGACATATGATTCAATTGGCGTCGGCGCTGGCGTGAAAGCGAAGCTGAATGAAATAATCGAAGAAATTGAAGCGGTTTCAGATGACCCTGATTTCGAAATCAGCATTGAAGCCGTTGGATGGAATGCGGGCGGCGAAGTCGTTGATAAAAAGCGGGAATATATGCCCGGAAAGCTAAATTCAGACATGTTCAGCAATGCCAAGGCTCAAGCTTGGTGGCATTTGCGCGACAGGTTCGCGAAAACCTATCGGGCAATATATGAAGGCGATGAATTCGACCCGTCGGAATTGATTTCACTACCGTCGGAATTGCCGCATCTACAAGATTTGAAGCTTGAATTGTCGCGGCCTTTGCGCGATGTTGACAACGCAAACAGGGTCAAAGTTGAATCAAAAAAACAGATGAAAAAGCGCGGAATGCCTTCGCCCAACTTGGCTGATGCGCTTATTATGTGTTATGTGAACACTAGAAAGCCAAGAAAAATCCGCGTTATGTCTATATAACTGTTAAAGGAAAAACAACCATGACCGCCGACCATTCAATAAAAATCACAGCTTATGACATAGCCTTGAACCTGTTTTGCCTGTTAGTATTTGTCCCGAACATGTTTTTTCCCGATTCGCTTTTGATGAAGCGCGTCGCTTGTGTCGGGATTGCTTCGGTCATTTCTTATGTGATGGCCTGTCAGTTATATTTCAACGCGCATGTTGCCGGGAAACGTGAAGCTATGCGCAGATATGAAGTTGCGACAGAATGGCTTCAATGGGTTCAGTTTATTATTGTTTTCGCTATGCTGGCAAACATTGGGTTTTTTTAAATGGTCGCAAAAATACAATCTAATTCGCTGACAACAAAGTCATTTAATTCGACGCCAGATGTTTCATTTGCAGAATGGCTTTTGAGGGGCGGAAACAAAGACCTTTCGAATTATGAAGCGATGCGGCTATATTCAGAAACAATGCCGCTTTTCAATGCCGTTGACATGCGTTCAAGGCTTTTCAGCATGTTGCCCGTTCGGGTTCGGGACAAAAAAACCGGCGTATATATCAAAGACCATCAGTCGCTTGAACTTTTAGAAAGCCCGAATGCCGATGTGACCGGGAATGAATTTCTTCAATCATTATGCAGTTTTTACGATATAACCGGCGACGCATTTATAATCGCAACAGGTCGGTTCAACAAGCCGCCAATCGAAATCATGGCGCATTCGCCCCAAAAAATAACATTTGGCGCGGGCGGTCGATTTGGGGTTTTGCCGGTTCCTTCATATATTGAAGCATTGAACAGCATCACGGGCGCAAACAGATTTAAGGCTGAAGAAGCGCCGTCAGGAATAAGGTTTCGCGAAAGTGATGACCGCGAACTTTGGCATATTCGCTCTTTCAATCCTATGCGAAGCCAACTGAATTTTTGGGGCATGTCGCGCGCGCGACCTGTTTGGCTTGAAGCGCAACAATATTCGGAAGGAAACAAAAACAACCTTTCGCAGCTTGAACGCGGCGCGCGCCTGTCGATGGTTTGGATAAACAATCGCGGCGAAGAACTTACTGAAACGCAATGGCAGCGAATACAAGAAGAAGCCGAAAAATATCGCGGTTCGCAAAATGCGGGCGGAAATCCCGTTCTGGATGGTATGGATGTTCGCGAAATGCAGTCAACAAATCGCGATATGGAATATCAAAAACTTCAAACCGATATGCTTTCAAGAATTTCAGTTCAATATGGAATACCGCTGCCGTTTCTTTTGATGCAGTCAATGACGCTGAATAATCTGGAAACGGCATCGCTTCAGATATATGACAACGCAATCATTCCGCTGACAAAGGTTATTTATCCAGAATTGACCCGGTTTCTTATGCCAAGGTATCGCGGAAGCGAAAACCTTGAATTCACATTCAACCAGCATGATATTCCGGCATTGCAAGGCCGGTTGCTTGAAATGGCCGAACGGCAAACGCGAATTGGCGTGAACACTGATGATGAACTTCGCGAAATAATTGGCTACAGTGAATTAAGCGAAGGCGGCGATGTTATATACAAACCCGCCAATATGATTCCGGCAGGAACCGACATCGACGCTGAAACAGAAAAAGCATTTGCCGCCCGGTTCGTTGACTCAATGCGTAATTCTGTTGGCGCTGATGGCGAACGCAAATATTCCGATGATGACATTGTGACCATCGCGCGGCGGCGGGGAATCGTTGCCGAAATCCCGCCCGGCGATGATTAGGATTGCGAACGCCTGAACTTTTCAGCCTTGGCGACTTGTTCGTCAGTCAATAACGGGTATAAATACCGCTTTACGCTGGCCGACAGATAATCGGCTTCAAAGTGAATAAATTCAGGCGGGCAAACCTTGACCAAAGTTTCATAAAAGCCCCGCCCGTGATGTTGTTGACGGCCTTTCCGTTCGTCGCCGTGTTCGGTCGTGTCGATAACATGCGACAGTTCATGCGCAATGTATTGGGTCGCGTATCCTTCCCGGCGATAAAGGTTGCGGTATCGCTTCGCGACCGTGTTCGACCGAACGAAGCACCATTCGGGGATGACAACGAAATGACCGCCGCCTGAATAAAAGCCGCTGGCTTGGTCGCA